GTGGGGAAGGAGGGGGGGGTACCCCCACCTATGGGGGGGGGCTACATATCAACCACTACCTATTGTGTGTTGCGCCTTATGGCACACTGGGCACAGGAATCGAACGTTGCTCGGGTCGTATTCACGCGCAGGATCGTCATGCACCCTGACGATGTGGTGCCCTTCCAACGAGTCCACGATGGCCCTGCACTGCTCACACGCGTAGATCCCACGCGCCTTCCGCAGCTTCTCCTTGAACTGGTGCCACGTTTTGCCCCTGCCCTTGCCCTTGGGCTCGGGCTTGGGTGGCAGCATCGGATCCCACTTGCGAGGTAGGCCCATCATGGATCCCGCATGCGTTGGATCTCGAGGTCCCGCAGGAACTGCGGCACGTCATGCAGGCGCAGCACGATCAGCCACTCGCAGTCGTCGGCGCGCATGAGGAGCGCCGTATGGTCCAGCCGGTTGGCGCTGGCCGCCTGGTCAAGTTCGGCCCGCTGCATGATCGACTCGACGCCCAGGCGGGCGTACCTCTTGACCTCCCACTTCCAGAACGTCATCGACGTGTCGAGGTCGCTGGCGCCGTCGACGCCGTTGCGTGCTGAGCGCTCGGCGGAAATGCCCAGGTGCTTGCGCAGCATCTCGGCGGCCTCGAGTTCGCCCCTGGCGCCCTTGTTTCTCTGCATGCGTCCCATCAGCCAATCCCGTCTGCCAGTCGGCGCTCGATTTCGTTCGTCTCGTAGTGGGACAGCCGGGCCCGCAGCCTCGCGTTCTCCACCTCGAGCATGCGCAGCTGCGCCTGCAGGTGGTCTTTCTCCCGCCTGAGATCGACTGCCCGGTCGGCTAGGGCCTCGATGGCGCGGATGGTTGCTTCCAGTTCTCCTGTCTTGTCCTTCATGCTTCTCCTCCTCGACCGCCGGGTGCGGTCGCGCCATAGCGCGATCCGTCATCCCGCCGGTCGATGGCTTCTGCAAATCGTTCCACCATCTCGTCCGACAGGCGGTGCGTCGGTAGACGCAGTCCGCCTGCGTCTCTAATTCCGTTGGGGGGGGTTGACAAACCCCCAGTGTTGGAGGTATGAAGCGCCCTGCGGGACGATGCTTCGCTAGGGCTCGCACGCTCCTCGGGTGCTTCAACTCCCAATGGGGGGGTTCTAGGGGGGGCCGCTAGGAGCGCCCGCCCACCGTCGACAAACTGCTGGAAGTGCCCAGGCTCGGACAGGTGCCACCTGCCCTTGTCGTCGTGGCGCGGCAGCGTCGACATCAGGGCCTCGACGTGTAACAACGCGTCACACTGGTCTTCCCTGGGCAGTGGCTCGCTGTCCTCAAGGTCGGCGAACCACGACCCGTCGCCGGGCTTGACCCACAAGGCCTTCGGGCGGCCGCCCGCCCTCTCGGCCTCCCTTGCCGTCCGGAAGGGCCCAGCGGCCCTGCCCGTGCCCCGTGGCGCGAACGACCAGTAGGACACGATCCGAGCCGCCATGGATGGCTGCTCGGCGTCGTACCGGGGCACCAGCCTGGCGTAGCCCTTCTGCAGGTACTCCACCGTGATGGTGTTGCCGGTCTTGGACTCGCGGGCCCGCTCGATGGCCAGCGCCACCAGCCGCTGGTCGAGTTTGCTGAACCGCTCATGGAACCCCTGCTGCTGGGCCTCGGGCGCCCGCGTGAGCGCCGGGAAGGCGCGGAGCAGGGAGTGCCAGTTGGCCCCCCACGACGGTGCGTCGTCGTCAGAACGGTAGGTCATGGTGGTCCCCCAGGTCGATGGGCGTGGCCTTCTCGGCACGCTCGAAGTTCCAGTAGCGCTTGCCGTCCTTCTCGGTGCTCGTCACGCCGGTCAGCCGGATGGTGGCCCCTGCCCCCTCGGGCTGGGTCCACGACCGGAAGGACGAGAAGTACACGCCGCCCTGGCTGGTCGTCGACCACAGCAGCACGCGGGTGGGCTTCTTGGGCCCGTCCGGCAGTTGGATGCTGATGATCTTGCCGACTGCGTCGGTGTAGTACGTCCTCGCCCGGCTCGAGGGCACGTCGCCCTCACGGGCCCGCCACACCGGCCGAAGCTCCTCGGGCGTGTACGCGCACGGGTATGGGTCGGGAGCGTCCTTCGGCAGGTCCTTGTCGTAGGCCACCGGTGCTGGCGGGTCGAACGGGACGACCGCCGCGGGCGGGGGCACCACGACCGAAGGGGGCAGGGAAGGCCCCCCTCGAGCGTGGCGCGGATCCCCCCGCCCAACGGCAGCTTCTCCGTCGTCCTCGGTTGAGTCACCAGCCGGAACGGCGACGAGTGCGGAATAGGTGTACCTGCGGGCATACGTCAGCGCCGATCCGATGCCCTGGGCGTCCCACTTGGCAACCGGCAGCGCCAGGTTGCAGGCGATCCATTCGCCTGTCTCCGAATGCACCAGCATCGTGTGGCACCATGCCTCGCCGTTGGCAGCACCGATCCCCTGCGTGAGCGCGAGGCCGTTGGCGCACAGATGCGGGCGTGCGGCCTCGTCAATCGACGCCAGGTCGGCGTACCGGCTGCGGAAGTGCGGGTTGGTCGCGTCCTTGGCCGCCACCTTGATGTCACGTTGGGCCGCGGCGAGAGCCTTGGCAATCTGTCCGATGGTTTCGCTGTGTGTCAGGCTCACTTGTGCACCTCCAAAGAATCTATGGACGCCGGCAACTTGATGTGTGTCAACGTTTCACCCGCCCGCCACGCATTCCATGATCGCACGACGACCCACAGTTTGGCGAGTTGGACTGCTCCACCCCGCGATGCCGACCATGAAACTAGGCGGTTGCGTAGGGTTAGTCGAGGATCGCCACGGCGTAGGGACTCTCCGAGGCTTACGCACTCAAAGAACTCAGTAGACAACTCAACCCCCGGACCCTCAACGCATGCGTAGGAGCACACCGCGACGAGTTGAGCCCAGCCAGGCATCCTGCTGTACGGCATCGACCACCGAAGTACTCCGTAGTAATGCGAAGCGTCGATGACATCCTGATGGCTGTATGAACGCCTAGACCAATCACCGTCCCGCAACCACAGGCACATCCTCGAAGCAGCGATGAACGAAGTATGCATCGGCGTGCCGAGAATCCTGAGATGATCGTTGGTCGTCCTCGTCCGGCCTGAGTCGACTTTCACGATCTCGTCTCGCTGAATCTCGGTAACCCAGCAGGAGAACGGAGCGCCAATTTCGACGGCAGCACGCAGCCGATGCTGTCCGTCCGCCAAGGTCCCATCGGTGTACAGGATGATGGGCGAAACTTCGGGATTGAACCGCCCCGTTCGCATCTCATCGGCTAGTGCCATCCACCGCTTCGACAGCGTCCGGTTCTGCTGGTTGGCCAGCAGCTGCTCCATCTGACCGACGGAAAGGGTGACGCGCTTCACGCTCCCACCTCCCCGTACATCCAGCCAGTTTGCGGGTCGATGTCGGACAGGGGCAGGCCGTCGTCGGCCAACGATTCAGGATCAGGTCGTTCCATGTGTGACTCCATGTTGACGCCGGATAATTCCGGCATGCGTTTCATATCGTCACTCTTTGCACCTGTCTATAGGTCCGGCGTGGGATTATCCACAAATGGGAGCAGTTTGTTCAGCGCCTCGCGCCGCTGCTGGCATCCGCCGCAAGGCTTGATGCCGATGGCTTTGGTGGCAGCAGCCACCACGTCACCTAGGCCGGTGATGGCGTCGACCTCGGCCAGCATCTCGCCGATGGTGGGTCGACCGTCGATGATTTCGACCGACCACGTCTGCACCTTGCCGTTGAACCGGAAAATGTATGGCTTGCTATTCACAGTCAAATGTAAGAGTGAAGTCATTCAATGGACGCCAAATGCATTGGCCAGCCACGACATCGAGTACGAACGCCCGGCGAGGCGAGTATTCGTCGATGCAGCACCCATAGCCTGAACTGCGCATATACACGCCGATGACCCATACGCTATTGCTGATCGAACCGCCAGCGCATGGATCACCAAATGGAACGTCGGCGTCCAAAATGTAGGACGTGTTGACGCAAAACACTGCGTCGAACTGATCTTGAGGGTAGGGATCGCACGACAGACATGGCGCGTCGTTGGCTGTCAGGTTGCAACCTACTTTGGCAATCGTTACGTATGGCAGATCGATGAACGTCGAAATGTTGTTCGGCGGCAGGTAGTCCACGCAACACGTGCTCGTAGTCCTGATTTTGTCGATGGAATAGGACCCGGTGGATATCGATGGACCAAACATCTGCAGCGAGTTTTTTACGGCGACGTTGTCCTGGGGGGACCCGCCTGGGGGACATGCACTGGTCTCCGCTGCCATCAAAACAGACGTGCTTACGGTGTGTGTGATACACCCGTCGAAGTAGCTAAACCCGATATTGGCCGTGTAGAAATCACAGCAGGCCGGATCTTCAGGAAAGCTGAAATTGCACCGACAAGGGTGCCCGTATCCGTTCTCCCGGCACCAGTCAGTATGAGTAAACGTAAAAGGGACAGCGCCAGTGTGTTCGATCGTAGTTGGCGCATTGTCATGCCCCAGGCGGAATGGCTGAAACGACGCTAGACCAGCAGCCAAACCATCTCGGGACCATAGGCCGGGGTCGGCGAAAAACCTAAAGTTGCCATTGGAGAGCGAGTACCAATGTCTGCCTGTTCCGTTGTATGCGCCGGTCAGGTTGTTGGGGCTTACGCCCAGCTGCGCCACGATTTTCCCAATTAGATCTGAGCCCCTAACCTCAAAACCGACCACCAGCTGGTTTGGTGCGCCGCCGATGCAGCACCGATTGAGAATCGGCCAAACTATCTCGTAGTCGCCAGCCGACGGGTTTGAGCCCCTAAACACTGGAACGGAATAATTCCACGGTCGGGTTGGAATCTGTGCCAATCCAGGCATCGGCACGTCATAGGGATAGTCGCTGATCGGATCCGGGAAACTGCATTCAGCGTTTTCGGTTTCCGGGTCTATCGCTGTCGTGGCACTGTCATAGGTGGCAGTGATAGGCGACGGCGTCAGTCCATCCAATTCAATCGACGCATATACATGGATTTGGGACCGGTGAATCGAATAGAAGTAATAGCCGACAGTCGCAGGCGATGCGCAGTAGGTCGGCCACTCGGCACAGCAAACAATCGGCGCCGGTCCGGGGTCGCAGCAGCATGTACGCGCTAGCGTCACTTCTTGAACTTCGACAGCGGGAACAGGTTGCCTGCCACGTAACCACAGACGCCCAGGAGCAGGGCGAACCACAAACTACCGATGAAACTGGCCATGGTCATTTCCTCTTTCGGCTGGGAGTGCGAATCGGCGCGGCCCGCCGGAATGCCGCGTCGAACGTCGGGTCAGCCCGGCGCAGCTCGGCCACCGCGGCCACCGCTTGCTCGGGCGTTAGGTCGATGAGGCTGGCCGTCAGTTCGGCCGCTCGGCGCTCGGTCGGCGTCACGATGCCCAGCCATCCCTTGACCAGCCGCCCGACGCCGGTGTGCCACACGATGAAGCCGACGCCGAGCACGGCCAGGGCGATGCAAATCCAAACGAGAGGGGCCACCCACCAGGGCACCTGGTCCTCCACGCCTGTCAGCGCCATGTAGATCATGTCCACGGCGTCAAGGATACGCGCCTGCTCGCCCTGGCCGGCCACGGCCTCGGTCTTGATGGTCGGCAGGCTGGGCGCTGGGGCGTCAGCCTCGCTGGCGATGCGCTCGAAGCGTCGGCCGCTGCTGTGCGCGAGTTGACGCACGGCGGTCGTGTTGGCGGCAATCCGTTCGCTCGGACCAGCGCAGGATGTCGCCACGACGACGACGATGGCGGCTAGGCATCTCATAGTTCCCCCGCCGCTGCCTGCCATCTCGCTATCTCGTCGGGGTTGGTCAGCGTCTGCAGCCATCCCTCAGCTAGCGCGTGCTGCATCCAAACTCGCTCGGCGCTGGCGTTGTGCGCCTCCGACTCGACGGCCTCGCACGCATCGCGCATAGCCTGAAGTTGGTGCGCCTGATATTCAGCGTCGAGCCGACGCGCTGCGATCCCGTCACCAGGTGGCATGAGCGATCCTCCTCCAAGTGTTCGTTGCGGTGCAGATGTAGATGTATGACGAATCCCAACAGATATCGCCAGTAGTGCCCGTGTCGCTCGCGCTGCTCGGTGTCTTCGCCGTCACGATGCGGAGGCGGTTCCCCGAGATGATGCCGACGCTCGTCGTGGTCCCGTTGAGTTTGGTCTGCGTGACCGATGAGTTCCCAATGATCGTCGTATTCGACCCGTCGCCTGTGACGTTGTATCCGATGATCGTGCTATTGCTGTTGTTGTTGGCCGCGAGGTCGGACAGGCTCCCGACGATGGTGTTCTCGGCGCCAGTCGTGCAGACATCCCCGGAGGTTCGACCCAGGAACGTATTGTTGCTCCCGCTCGATACGAGCAGCCCGGCGTTCTGCCCGATGTAGGTGTTTCCCGTGCCGCTACCGTTGACGTTGCCCGCCTGGTATCCGATCGCGGTGTTGTTTGCTCCGCTGTTGCCGCCAGTCGCATACCCCAGCGCCGCGTATCCGATGGCGACGCAAAAGTTGCCATCGTTTGAATAAAGAGCGTCAAGACCTATGGCTGTTGCACTGCTTCCCGTATTCGCAAAGCAGGCCGAGCCTCCGATCGCCATGACGGCATTTGCAGAGTTACTACGCGCTGCGTCTACACCGAGTGCCACGATTCCCTGCCCGGTGTTGGATAATCCGGCGCTATGTCCCAACGCCGTGCAGTTCAGACGGGTGTTGTTCTTTAGGGCATCTACGCCAACGGCTGTGCAGGACGTGTTTGTGTTGCCACTTAGGGCACCGGCGCCCACGGCTGTGTTGGTGGCGCTGATTCCTGCTCCTGTGCCACCCACGCCGACCAAAAGGCCGTTGATATAGGAATCCCCGGCTATTCCTGCACCGCCTGCAACGATGAGGGCCCCGGTCGTGCTCGAGGTCGAGGCCGTCGTGCTTGTGCCCTCGATCGTCGTGAAGCGACCGCTTGCCGCCGTGGTCGCGCCGACCGTGGCCCCGTTGATCGTGCCCCCGGTGATAGCCGCCCCGGCGTCGTGCGACCAGGTGAACACCGACGTGCCGGCCGTGTTCTCAGCGAACAATTTGCCGTCGGTGGTGTTGATAGCCGGTTCACCTGTGACGAGCTGAGCGGTCGTCGGAATTGCTGCCGCCGTGCTCGAGCGCTTTAGCCGGATTTGGTCCGTCATCAGTAACTCCCTCCGTCAATCTCGTTGATGAGGGCAGATGGGCATTCACCGTCGTATTGGTTCATGCGCTCGAACAGAGCGACGGTCACCCCGCCAGCCGTGTAGACCATGGCAGCCATGACAAACGCATCATTAGGCACTGCCAGCAGCGAAAAACCAGCGGCGTTAGCCCTGGTCGCATTCACTCCACCACCAGCCACCGAAGCGGTGTTCCCGTATTCGGCCAGGTTGTATCCAGTGATATTCACGGCATCTGTCTGCGCAATCGTCCCGGCCGTTGTCGGTGTTGCATTGGGCTGGGCCTTGGTCAGCGTGTAACTCCACCGGTTTGATCCCAACGAACTGCTGCTAACGACCTTCATGGGATGCCATGACACCACCGAACCCACTTGCACCAGCAATCTCTGCAATGATGCCCTATTGGCAGTAACCCACTGGGCAGCCTCCACCATGAGGTTGTTGGAGTCAGCCGACTGGCCGATGGGAGCGTAAACGCTTGGCTGCAGGAATCCTGTCATGGCCAGCTCGGTGCCGGTGCGGTTAGGAGTGCGATGATTTCCGTGGGAAGGATGACACCAGCCGTATGGAATGCTGCTGTATCCGGATATGGCTGGTACCAAACGGCCTTGGAGCTGGCCTTCATGGTCGAACCGCCAAGGCTGATGGATGAATCTATCCAAATCGATCCATCGACTGGATTTCGCATGGGGATCTGCTCTAGGTGGAACCATTCGTCAAACACGAACGTGTAAACATCCATGGTGACCAAATCCGTCACGTAGCGACGCTCGTACCCTTGGAACAGCACCGAACCAATGGGCAGTCCTAAGAAAAGTGCCGAGTTCCGTTTATTCAGGTGCACGGTCGGGTCAGCCGGAACATTGGTGTAGCCCAAGGCTGGATTGGCGTCGTGAACGATGAACTCGACGCGCAAAACGTTCTGCCGAACTGGTCGCTGGAACGGGGTCCCCATGATATTCGTGATTGTCCCGTTGGCGATCACCGTAGTTGGTGGCCAGGCGATGGTTCCATCCGCAGGGAATGACGCGGTAGCCGGTTGAATGTATTGCGCTGTTAGACGTTGCCCACTCTGTTGGGATGTCTTGATTCCTCGATACAGGCTGACACCCACCAACGGGCCACGCGCTGTTGATGTGACCAGGTAGGTGTTGGCGCGGTCCGGGTGCGTCTCGATGCGCAAGTCCTGGACAATGAATTGCGCCAGGCCAGCGTCCAATGTGCCCACGGCAATTCGGGCGCCCAAGGGTTCAATTTCGTTGAACGGTGCAGTTTGCGCCTTGATCGCGTTGAACACGTTCCAGCTGTCTTCGCTGGAACCAACGTGCGCCGGATCATCCTGGGCGATCAAGAACCTAGTTGTGTGGACCGCCTCGGTGGGCTCGGTACCGATGTTCAGTGTCTGCTGGCTATGCAGGCGTTGTACGTTCCATGCCATTAGCGACTCCTATCCGTGTTCTGCTTGATCTGCTCGAGCACGCGCAGCAGCTGCATGTTCAGCGACTCGACCGACTCGCCGCTACCGGTTGCCATGGCAAAGCCCAGTTGGCTGCGGAGTCCGGCGGCCTGTATCTGCATCTTTTCTAGGTCGGTCATTGACGCGCCGCCCAAAGCGTCGCGGGCGTTGACCATGGTCGCCTGCAACGATCCGCTAAGCGCCTGCTCGAAACCTCGCACAGTGTTGGTGATGTACGCGCCTGGCGCCGTAAAGAAACTTTCGGCGCTCTTGGACACCATGCCGCCAGGGCCCTCGGCGATCAGGCCGGTGCCAATTTCCTTTTGGGCGTCACGCCTAATCCTGGCGGCCTCCATCTCGTCCATGCCCAGCCCGACCATGCGCTGCCCGGCAACCATCTTGGCTTGCATTGCGGACACTTCCGCCTCGACGATTCGCGCTGAGAATGGCCGGACAAGTTCCGCCAACGTCTTGCGGGCCTCGCGGTTGGCCTCGTAGAAGCTGCCGATGGCCTGAAACAGCGGAGACGCCATTCCAGCCGCGAACAGGCCCTGCATGCGGTTGAACTGGCCGCGGATGCCCTCGAGCTGCGCCGTGGCCTGCTGGCCCATCTTGCGCAGGCCGGTCACGTCGGCGTCGATCCCGATTGAGAGTCCTAGCTTCGCCACGTTGCCACCTTCCCGAGGGTTGCCATCCAGTCAGTCTGCCCAGGCTTGCGCCAAGGCTCCACCACCGTTTGGGGCTGACGAGTCAGCCCGTACGCCAGGACCGTCAGCAGCCGCTCTATGCGGTCGGCTGCGGTCCACTCCAAGGGTTTGCCATCACCCCCTGGACGAGTGCCATGGCCACGTGAACGTCCAGCGCCGTCGAGCCCGGCACGCCGTCCACCCGGGTGCAGGACTCGAGCACGAACGCCTGTTTGGCGTCCTCGTCCAGCTGCTCGACCTTCCGCCACTCGCCGACCGTAATGGGCCGGACCTCGAGCACGGCCGGGTAACCGGCCACTGCCTCGCTGGTGAACGTGCGCCAGGTCATGCCCGAGCCGCCGTAATTTCGCCGACGTACTGCCAGGTCACGGTCGCCGAGTGCACGGCGTCGTTGGTGTAGGTCGGGCTGTAGCCGGTGATGATGGCCGAGCCGGTGAAGTCGACACCACCGTTACCAGCGCCGCTGGCAGCAATGGTAACCGAAACGGAGTCCGTATTGGGAGTCGCCCCGCAGAACTTCTGCGCGAGCGTCAGCCCGACTGCGTTGTCCGTGTGGATTGTCGCCGACCCCGTCACGGTCGGACGGCCTTGGATGGCCCTACTAAGCACCGAGTTGAGGGCCGTAGCGTCCACAACGGCGCTGCTGGCCGAAATGCTGATATCGGTGGCATCCACGAGAGTCCCGCCGATGCTGATGGTTGTGCCGTTTGCGATGAATGCCATGTCTTAGCCTCCTGTTGCCCAAATGCGGTACGTCTGACGGACCACCCGCGGGCCGTCGTCCGTGCCTTCCTGATCGTCCATGCGCTCGACGTCCTCGCCGTCGGTGGCGCTCCACTGGATCTTGGTGCCGTCCACCGTGCCGTAGGTGGTGTTGTCGTTCAACACGGCAGACACGGCAGCCGCCAGCGCTCGAGCGCCTGACAGTGACGTGGCGATGCAGTCGATGGCCACCGAGAACTCGGCCAGTTCGGTCGTCCCGGTCAACGTGCGCACCGGCGTGCGGGCGTCGATGCTGTAGACGATGGCAGGCAGCGCCGTGCCCTCGCGTCGCCACTCCGGGCTCACGCGGGTGCTCACGAGCCCGGATACGCCCAGGTCGTCGGTGATCCTGCGCCGTAGTGCGGTTTCGATGCTCATTTCTTCGACACCTTCATCCGCGCCTTGCGGGCCAGTTCGGTCAGCTGCGTCTCGATGACGATCGCCAAGTCCTCTTTGAGTACCGAGGGCGGGAAATCGCGGTAGGTGTCGCGCTTGATGTGCCACTGGGCCCGGCCGCTGTCCACGATCGGAGCGATGTACGACCTGGGGCGCCGCTTGTACCGAAAGCCGGTGCGGCTGGTCGTCTTCAGCCCGCGGGTGTCACCCATCGACTGGATGACCTTGCTGGACGCCTTGCGCAAACTTTCCTGCCCGCCGTAGCTGCGATGGGTGGCGCCGTGCGTCAGCCAGTTTTGCTTGTACGTGGTCGCCAAACGCTTCAGGCTGCGCCGCAACAGTTGCTTGTACAGGTTCCGGCTGACTCGGTCGGGCAACGTCAGGAACACCATTTCGGCGTCCAGGAATGCCTTTTGGGCGCGAGCGCTTGCGCCAGCCCGCATAATGCCCAGGTTTTCCGAAGCGTTGACCTGGCGTTGCATGAAACGCTCGTACGCCCGCAGGTGCTCCGGCGAATTGAATTCGGCGCCGCGGCGGAAGCTCATGCCGTCACCTCGAGGGCTTCGCAGTGCAGTTCCATTCGGCGCAGCGTCGGGTCCAGCACGCCGGTGACCTCGAGCACGCGATCGGTCTTTCCAGTCTCGCGCAGCAGAATGCGGCTCTTGACGGTCACCGAGTCGATCCAGGGCAGGACGAGCCGCCAGGCGGTCTGTCCGCGGTTGATGTCGACTGAGTCGATGGACCGCCCGTCGGCGGACTCGATGTGGCCCAACACGGTGGCCACGGTCGACCAAGTCTTGGTGGCCTGCCCGTAGGTGTCGACCGACGCGGTGTAGTTCTGCACCGCCATCTCGTGTCGGAACATGCCTCGAGGGATCATCAGTGCACCCCGTGCTCTCCGAGCATGGCCAACAGCATTTCCTGCGCCTTGCCCTGAATGGCGCCGGTGCTGTCGCCGCGGTCGGCGTAGAGGCGCCCGCACAGCTGCAGCGCCAGCATGTTGATGTAGTGGTCACCCACCAACGTGTTCCAGTTGATGGTCACAGGACGGTTCCAGCCGTCCTCGATCAGAACAGCCACGCGTTCGCCGTCCCAGTGCTGTTCCGGGTTCTCAGTCTGCGTCACCGAGTCGTCATCGACGTAGACCGCCGTGATGGCTGACGCCGTGTTGACCGGCTGAATGGGGAGCACCACCCAAGTGTCCCCTTCCTCGGACACCTTGTACGAACGCTCGAGCGCCTGCATGGCCAAACCGGTGCAGCGCTCGATGGTCTCGCGCACGGCAGGCAGCAGGATGTTGCCGATGTACGAGTCATCCTGCGCGTGGAAAATGCGCAGGTGGCTCTTGATGTCGCTGGTGGTGAGTGCTGGCATTTTGGAAAAGGCCGGAGGGGGTTTCCCCCCCCCGGCCCAAGGGGGTCACTTGCGTCTGATCAGGCCTTGTTGACGATCACGCCACCGGCGCGCTTGTCGACAATCTGCGCGTCGGAGCGCATCGAGCTGCGGTAGTTGATGATGCCCGTGCCGCTGTTCGAGAACGGGTCGACGATGAACTGCACTTCGCGGCGGTCCACGATGCGGTAGGCGCGGGCGAGGTCACCGAAGAACACCTGCAGGCGAGCCGAAGCGGCGTTGTGCACGTCGGCAAACTCGCTGATGTAGACCGGGCGCCCCATGAGCATGCCGCTGGCACCGTCCTGCAGCAGCATGCCCTGCATGCCGTCGTACAGGTAGGTACCGGCAGTGGACGCCTTGAGCTTCAGCAGGCTAGCCCAGGTGGCCTGGTTCATGATCCAGCTGCCGTTTTGGGCGTAGGCGCTGGGAACCTGGTTGAACAGGTCGATTACGTCGTCGAAGTCAACCGTATTGGCGGTAGCGCCAGTCTTTACGACGTACTGCCAGAGGTTGTCGTCGTACATCAAGCCCTGTTCCTGGGACGACCCACTGCCGACGATGTGCCGCTGAGCGCGGAACTTGCCGTGTGCACGCGCATGGTCAGCGACCACCTCGGCTGCCACGTCGATCGACGCATCGAAAAGGAGTTCTTCGGTCACCGGCGTCGTGGCGGTGGCCTTGTAGGCAGCGAATGTCTTCACGATGGTGGTGAAGTTTGATTCGCTGTATGCCGCTGCTTCGGCCGTAGCCGAGACAGTGGTGCGCGAGTCGATGACGGGCAGACGCAGGTTGTTCGGGACAGTCTGGACGGTCGCCAGCTTGCGAACGGGGTCGACCCAGTCCAGCCACTTCACAAACTCGCCAGTCATCACCGACTGGGGCACGGTGTTGCCAGCGGTGGCAGCAGTGCCGACCGTCAGGGTCGTGCGCAGTTCCATGTTTCCGCTGCCCTCGCGGCCGCGGGTGGCGAAGAAACGCATCAGGTCGGCGTCGTTGCCGCCGTTGCGGACCTCGGGACGGCCGACCAGTTGGCCGTTCTTGGCCTTGACGGCGTCCAGGCGGCTGCGGATCGACAGGCTCTCGAGCTGCCCGTCAATAGCGCGGATTTCCTCCTCGGCCAGGTCGAACGAACGAACGGCTTCGGGGGTTGCGGTTTCGGCGTACTGCTCGCACGCAGCAACGAGCTGCGCACGCTTTTCTCGGAGTGCTTCGGGGGTCACGGTCATTTCAGGTCTCCAATCCGCAGCCGCAGGTACCGAGCGACGAGCCCGGTGGAAGTGTGAAACGCCCGGACCGCGGCTGCGGTCGCCTCGTAGGCGGGCGTGTGGACAAGGCTGACCTCGTAAAGGCGGGCCGACACGACGGTCCGGCGGTTGCCCGCCCACTCGTCCTTGTCGACCGCGAACCCGAACGACATGTTTTGGTAGATGCCGTCGCGCAGAAGGACGCGCATGTCCTGCCCGTCGCGGGTGTCCGGCAACCGAGCAGCGAACGTCACGCCGCGCTCGGTCTCCTCGAGCTCGAGCGTGCCGCTGCGCGTGTCGGCCAGCACGCGCCCGCCGTCGTGCTCGACGAGCAGCGACACGTTCCGCTTCCCGATGTCGGCAGCGAACGCTCCGCGCTGGATGGTCTCAATGAAGGGAAGCGGCTGGGAATCGGTCTCGTAGGGAATGGCCAGCCCGGACACGGTGTTGCCCTCGACGGCTGCGCGGACCTCGAACGAGCGGCGGTCAATCTGCATCGGGCGACTCGCTTTCTTCGTCCTCGCGGTCGCCGTTCACCTCGGCCTGACCGGCCGCCGTGTCCAGGCGCATCATGAGTTCGTCTGCCATGGGGTCCTGCACCGGCTGCATGCCGATGAACCACCGGGCGTCGTTAGGCGTGAGAACGCCAGACATGACGAGCTTGGACAGCTCCTTGGCGGTGTCCTTCATGGTGCCGCGGAGCAGTTCCTGCAGGTCGTGCTCGACGCGATAGCCGGGCAGCAGTTTGGCCGTCAGTTCGGCCTCGATTCGCTTCGCCCAGGGCCGCAGCGTCTGATCGACGAGCGCACGCTGGGCGCTTAGGTCAATTTGCGTTCCCGCCTCGGTGGCCGCCAGGAACGACAGCGGCAGGTTCAGCGCTCGGGCAATCTCGCCCATGGCCGCAGTCCGGGCCGCCGTCACGGCGTCCAGGTCACCCTGCCCACTGACGCCCTCGATCTTGCCGCCGCCGTCGATGATCAGCGGCTCGGACGCACCGCCCGACTTGGCATGCTTGGCCTTCCAGGCGAGCAGAATTGTCTGCTTCGCCTGCTCGCTGATCGGCGTGGGGAATTGGAACGACAGGCGCCGGGTCGTACCGGTGGCCGCCATGGTGGCCGCCCAGTTGTCGAGGTCCGCCACCAGTTGCAGCTGCGTGCGGCACTTGTCCAGGGGGCTTTCCCCGATGAACGCCCACCGGCTGTAGCCGCCTTTGACGTGGATGAGGTCGCTGGCCGGAATCGCCTGCCCGTCGAGCAGGTACTGCAGCGGGTTGGCCGACCAGTTGATGGTGATGCGCCCGCGCTCGAGCGGGATGAGTTCGGCGGCCTCGCCGGAGTAGGTGCGTGCGATGTACGCGTAGGCGTTGCCTTGCGTCATGGCGTCGGTGACGAGCCACCGGCGCAGGTCCCAGCCGTTGACCATCTCGGTGCTGCGGCCGGTCAGCAGGCTCAGGGCAGCAGGCTGCACCTCCTGGTCCTTGCTGTCGTAGACGCACAGCGTGACGCTGGCCAGCATCGAGGCCACGCCCTCGATGGCACGCTGGACGCCGGGCAGCGCTTCAACGTCGCCCACGCTGCTGGTGTCGACCAGCATGGACGCGTTGAAACTGCCCAGGAAGTAGCTGCGGAAGCGCGAGAGGAGTCCCACGCCTCCCCCAGTTTGAGTACGCGCTTTTTATGTCAATAGGCGAACGTGACATTTTTTGTCACATTGCGCAAATTGTCGATTTGTCCGCTAGGTGGCGTCAGATGGTCATGACGCCGGACGGCGGCATCCACTGCTGGGAGCGCCCGCGCAGCTCGAACAGGCGGGCCGCGTTGCAGGCCGCCACCAGGGCGTCGATGTTCTGCCCGTCCCGTTTCTGCAGTTTGACCAGCCCCCCGTCGTAGGTCTTGGTGGTCGCATGCCGCAGTTGGTGTAGCAGCACCGGGTCGTCGTGGTACCGGAGCGCCTTCATCCGGATGAGCGCCACGAACGTCGACCAAGCGGGTGCCTGCTCCCGGATCGACTGTGACCGAGCCTCCACCGGCAGGTTCAGTTTGTCGACCATGACCTGCCGGACCCAGTTCTGCGTCCAGCCGACTTCGTCGACGCCTACGGCCTCGAGGTTCAGGGTGCTACCAAGTTGTCCCAGCAGGCCCTCGACGGCGTCAAAGTCGATCAGCTGCCCGTCGTTGTGGTGGACGTGCCCCTGCTGGACCAATTCGTGCAGCCAGGGCCGCTGCTGCTTCATGTGCCCGAGTTCCCCGCAGGTGAACGACCAGGTGCGCAGCAGCCCAAACTCCCCGCCGTCGACCACGATCCCCACGCTCGTCAGGTCGGCCCGAGCCCCCACGACGCTTCCTAGGCTGAAGTCGATGAACGCCCAGGCCCGGCGCCCGCGCACGTCCTCGAGGCGCCAGTCGAATCGGGCCTGCTCGAGCACGGCCGCGTCGATGCCGACGCTTGCCAGGCTGCCGCCGGGCAGGTTCAACCGCTGGGTGCGGAACTCCTCCACGCCGTCCGACCGGCTGCCCAGGAACGCTAGTTCCGACCTGATGGTGTCCTCGGTGATGTGCCCGCCCTCGATCCACAGCTGCGGGTTCGCCTTGCGCCACTGGACCGGGTCGTGGATGTCGGCGCCCGCATCGGACGCCCAGTGGTGCACCGCCCAGTCCTCGCGCAGCCTGCCGGCCAGCAGCTGCGCCTCGGCCTCCTGCCGCCAGCCGGCCCAGGGAAGGCTCAGGTCGTCGTCGGCCGTGGTCGTCATCAGCAGCCGACCCTCGGCCGTCTTGGTCGCCGCCGTCATCAACCGGCTCAGGTAGTCCCCCTGCAGGCGGGCCGCCTCATCGGCCAGCACTAGGGAGGGCGTCACTCCGTCCGCCCGCTTGGCGTCCCGGGCAATGGGCAACATCTTGCCCTTGCCGTGGCGCAGCATCGGCTGGTTGTTCGACATCCTGGCCGCCCAGGGCGTCGTCTTGCCGTCGGCGGGCCAGTGGATCTTGGCTAGGGCCTCCATGGACAGGCGGGCCTGCGAGAGGGCCGTGGCAGCGCTCACGACGAGCCGGTCGGCGTCGGGGTCTCTCAGCACCCAACCGGCTAGCAGGGCGGCCAGCAGCGTCTTGCCGTGGCTGCGCGGCACCGAGAACGACACCACCCTGCAGCGCTCCCGCCTGGCGATGGTGTCGGCCAGCACAGGCACCCAGTACGGGTACAGCACCACGTCGGCCGGCAACGTGGCAGCGAACGCGTCCACCACCGCCCCGTCGTAGCCGCCGGCCTCGGCTCGTCGAGCGTAAGCCGTTAACGAAGCAGCAGTTACGTCAGACACGCCGCCGCTGGCTGCGGTGGCGTACGCCCATGCCGTCGATGTTTCAATGATGGATGAATGCATACGGCGATACGCTGTCGGG